AATATAAAAAATAAGAAAACATGGCAATAGGAACTAAAGACGTAAGTGCAGGAGGAAGTGGATTACCAAAAACAATCACACCAGGTAATCACAAATTGAAAATCAATAGTGTAGTAGCAGAAGACTTTAAATTCATACCAGGAGCAATAGTTATAACTTTAAACGTAGAGACTGAACCAATTGAGGGGTTTGAAGGTTTTATGTTGAATAAAGATATGCCAGATGCTGGTCATTATAAAGGTCAAATTGGTAGAGTAAAAGCTGGTCAGTATGCATTTGCTGATGGTCAGACTAAATCTGGAATACAAATCTATAGAGATAATTCTATATTAGTATTCTTAAAATCTGTTTGTACAGCATTAGACATGACTGAATGGTTTGATACTCAAGATAATGTACATGATACTATTGAAGATTTCATCAATGCATTTAATGAAACAGCTCCATTTAAAGATAAGTATTTAGATTTCTGTATTGCAGGAAAAGAATATGAAGGTAAGACAGGTTATACAAATTATGACTTATTTTTACCAAAATCTTCTAAGAATGGTTATGCATTTGCTAAACTTGGATCAGGTAAACACTTATTATATAGTGAAGCTGATCATCTTAAGAAACTAGAAGCAAAGAAAGTTGACTCATTTGGAAACGGTGATGATGACTTTGCAGTACCAAGCAAGGTAGCTTCTGACTTTGATTTAGACTAATAAGTTTAAAGGGAGTCAGTAAAAGGGCTCCCTTTTTATTATTAAATTTAAATATTATGATTTCTACCAAAGGTGCAATGCAATTCAAAGATGTTCCAACTACTTGGATCTTTGAGCATTATTTAAATCTAACAGAACAGTTAGATGGTCAACAGATTAAGATTAAATCAGTATTTAAAACAGAGAAGACTCCATCAATGATAGTTTATATGGATGCTTTTACAATGACATATAAGTTTAAAGACTTTTCATCAAGTATTCAAGGTGATGCTATTACTCTTGTACAGAGTATATTTACTATAGAAGATAGAGCATCTGCATCATTTAAGATTCTTAATGATTATAAGACATATCTTGGTGATAATAAATCTTATAAACAGCCTGAAATTAAGATATATGAAAATTATAAAGTATCTGATTATACTATTAGACACTGGTCTAACTTTGATCAAAAGTATTGGGGACAATATCATATAGGTTCTAACATGTTAGAGGCGTATAATGTATCTCCACTAGAATATTATAAAATGACAAGAACTGAACTTGATGGTACAGTATCTGAAATAACTATTAATGGATTATATCTGTATGGTTATTTTAAGAGTGACGGTACAATGTATAAGATTTATCAGCCTAAGAATATGAATAAAAAGTTCTTAAAGTTGGGTAATTATACTCAAGGTTCACAACAATTAACATTGACTAAAGACTATTTAGTTATCACTTCATCTCTTAAAGATGTAATGGCATTTAATAAGCTTATGTTTAACAATGTTGAATGTATTGCTCCAGACAGTGAAAATACTATGATTAAAGAATCTAGTATAGATAAGCTTAAAGAGAAATATAAAAGTATATGTGTACTATTTGATAATGATGAAGCAGGTATCACTTCTATGAAGAAATATAAAGAAAGATATGGTCTTAATTATATCATATTAGATATGGAGAAAGATGTCTCAGATTCAATTAAAGTGCACGGGTTACAAAAAGTAAAAGAAGAATTATTTCCATTATTAAAAAAAGCAATACATGAAAGGTGAGATTAAAATAGGGTTTAAATTCAAAAAGGATAATCCTGGTGAATTTACTAAAAAGGTAAACATTGATGGTATAACACCATTACATATTGCATCAGCTGTAACTACTCTTATAGAGATATTAGAAAAGTATGCAGATGATGATGATCAAAGAAAAATATTAGAATTATTGAATAATAATGCAGGATTTGCTGGTGTAAAGATTATACCAAAAGGTGATGCATAAAAATTAAGATTATGAGTTGGATATATCAAAACAAAGTGTTTACTGAAGATATGATTCCTGAAAATGCAGTAGGTTTCATCTATGAGATGACTGCAATAATTGACGGCAAATCTGTGAGCTATATTGGTAAAAAGAATTTTTATGCAGATGTGAAAACTAAACTGAGTAAAAAAGATATGCCAACTGATAAAAGACTGAAAACATACAAAAGGGTAAGAAAGACTATATATCAAAGATATTATAGTAGTAATGAAGTACTTAAGCAAGCACACAAAGATGGTGTATTGATTAAGAGAGATATACTAAGAATATGTCATAGTAAATTAGAGTTATCATATCAAGAAACTAAGCATCAATTTGTATTAGGAGTGCTTGAATCTGATAAATTTTTAAATGGGAATATACTTGGTAAATTTTATAAGTTTAAATAATAAAAAGTTATGGCTGAAAATGTATTAGAAAAAATAATGATTGGTTTAGTAAATGCAGGTATTAAAAAGGTATCTGTAAATTATGATGGTGGTGGAGATAATGGAGCTATTGAATCTATAAGAATAACAACTGATTCAGATGTTGACTTTGATCAATTACAAAGTTGGGAAGGTGGAAATGATTTAAATGATTATAACTCAGAGTTGTATTCATTACTTGATGATTACTGTAATGAAATGTTATTAAATGACATTGAAGACTGGTGGAACAATGATGGTGGCTTTGGATATGTAAATATTGATGTTGAAGAAGGTACATATGAGATTCAAAATAGTATAAGAGTTACTGATTATGAAGAATTTAATCATTACGGTAACTTGTTTGAGAAAAATAAGAGATAAATGATGCATGACAATTATAAAATTAAATTTGGAAAGCATAAACATAAAAAGTTAAAAGATATACCCTTTGATTATTTAAAATGGTTGGTAGGTCAAGAGTTTTGTCCAAGTCAGGTAAAAAAGTATATTAAAGAGCATGAAAATTTTATTTAAATAAGAATAATATGGCACATCCTTTAGAGCATTGTAAAAGTAGTGTCCGTAAATTTGGTGGTCATATATCTGATTATGAGGTTATTCATAGTTGGTTTGATGAAACTAAGGCTTGGATTGGACATAGTAAACACAGAATGTTTAGACATCATAGTGAAGGTATATTTGAATGTGAAAAGATATTTGGTAAACAGTTTGTTAACTCAGAAGGTAAAACTGTATACACAAGATATGTTGGAGAACAACATGTAAAAGAGGATTGCAATGGATATATTCCTACAGCAAAGGAATGGGTGGATAATATAAATACACCTACAAAATGGATGATTAAAACATTAAAAATAGAAGACTGATGGAAAAGGTAGTACTGACAAAAGAGAGTGTAAAGAGTGTAATGGATATGTATGCATCAACTGATAAAGATAATTGGTTAGTTGCAAATGAGATAGTAAATAACTGTGATATTGAAAAATCATTACCATGGTTAGTTTTAATATATGCAGAAAGTCGTCAAGATAATGAATACTGGAAAGAGAATAAGTTAAATGCATTTAATGCTGTAAAAGATTTAGATGTGTATGGTGAATATAAACCTACAATCAATAATGTTTTAATGTCATTGCTTGATTTAAAAGCTGAACCAGTAGTATTAGATGTTTTCTTACAAATGCATGTTGAGACATTAAAGAAAAGTATGAAGAATTGGGGTTATCCCGTAGATAAATTAAACTATTCAATAACATTAAAGGATGGCAAAGAGTAGAGAAGATAGTTTAGCAAAAACCAGTAAAGATTTGATGTTAAAGGAGCCTTATTATGGGTTCTTTTTAATTATGTTGAATAAAGTATGGGATAATAAAAGAGTTCCAACTGCTGGTGTAAGTAAGCATAATATCAATTATCAGCTTACTATTAATGAAGATTTCTGGACTGGATTGAGTGATGATCATAAGCATGGTTTATTGAAACATGAGTTATTGCATATTGCATTTGGTCACTTAACAATGTATTTTAAATTTAGTGACAAAAAGCTTGCTAATGTTGCTATGGATATGGAGATTAATCAGTATATTGATACAGATTATTTACCAGATGGTGGTATTAATATTGATAATCATCCTGATTTAAACTTAGACAGAAAAGCAGGTTGTAGATATTATTATGAGAAACTACAACAAGCTAAAGAGAAGAAAGACAAAGGTGGTGAAGATGGTACAAGTGGTGATGAGAACTATGATAAAGTATGTGATCAAATGGATTCCGGAGAAGGTATGGACTCTGATCACCCAACTTGGTCTGACTTTGAAGACATGACTGAAGCTGAACAGAAGCTAATTGAGAAGCAATTGAATAAGATTCTCAATGATGCTAAAGAGATGACTGAAAAGAAAAGAGGTAATGTTCCTGGAGAAATTGAGGGATTACTTGAAATGGAAGCAATCACAGCCCCTAAGTTTGATTGGAAAGGTTATATCAGAAGATTTACTGGTGTATCATCTAAAGTTTATACTAAAAAGATAAGGAGAAAAGAGAATAGAAGATATTCTGATAATCCTGGTCTAAAGATTAAAATGAAACAACATATGTTGTTGGCTATTGATACTTCAGGTTCTGTATGTGATAAAGAGTTGCATGAGTTCATGAATGAAATACATCACATCTATAAGCAAGGAGTAGATATTACTATTATACAATGTGATACTGCTATCAAGAGTATAGAGCCTTATAAAGGTAAGAATGAGATTAAGATATATGGTAGAGGTGGGACCGAGTTTGATCCCGTCCTTGAGTATTATAATGAAAATATAAGAAAGTTTACTAGCTTGGTATATTTCACTGATGGTGAATGTTATACTGATGTTAAACCAAAAGCTCCTGTTTTATGGGTGCTGTCTGAACAATCCCATATGAATAATGACCTCCCGGGAAAGGTTATCAAGTTAGAAATTTAAAAAATTAAAAAGATGAGTCAAGTTCAATTAAATGTAGATGAGTTAAAAGGGTTCTTAAAACATATTGTTAATAATAACCAATATATCCAAAGTGAAGGTAAAGTACCTGTTGCTATCAATGTAGAAGGTGATGCTGGGCTTAATTCAAAATAAATGTGTATCTTTGTAACATGAGAAAATTAATTTTAGAGTGTTTACACAAAGATTTAAACCAAAAATGTGGTATTTACAGAATTAGTTGTAATGAACACAGTTATATTGGAAGTAGTATTAATATTTATTATAGGTTAAAAAGACATATATCTGATTTGCTAAGAAATAAACATGCAAATAAATATATGCAAAATGCTTTTAATAAGTATGGAAAGGATTCTTTTGAGTTTGAAGTTATAGAAGAATGTAGTAAAACAGTTTTAATTAAGACTGAAGCTTATTATATAAAATCTATGACTCCAAATTTAAACTTTATTCAAGATCCTGTTGTAGTTATACATAGTAATGAAACATTACTTAAAATTTCTACAACTTTGAAAGAAGCTTATGCTTCTAAGAGAATAAAGAATCCTATATCCAGAACTGTTCATCAATATAACATTAATGGTTTTTACCTTAAAACTTATGAATCTTGTGCTGAAGCTGAAAAACAATTAAACTTACCAAAAGGTAAAGTTTCAAAAGTAGCTTCAGGAAAAGCTTTTTCTTGTAAGAATTATAGATGGAGTTATGAATCAAAAGATAAACTAGAAGAGTCTTCTATTAAACCAGATAAGACTAAAAAAGTTTATGTATTTGATAAAAACAACAATTTAGTTCAAGAATGGCAACGTGTAGATAATTTAGCTAGAAATCTAGGTATTAGCCCATGTACAATGTCAATAAGAATTAAGAAAGGTAATTACTATGATGGTTTAAGATATACATTTAACCCAGGTCCAGGGTAAAAATTGGGTGAATTGCTGGGAGTTCCTAAAGCTTTGTTAGCTACAACATAACTGGAAACGGTAAGTGTGAATGCTTGAAAATAACAAAGATGTCTAAATGGATAATCAGCAGCCAAGTGTAGATCTAAATGGTTTGCAAAGGTTCAACGACTAGGTATTGAAACTAAAATAAAGTAGAGGTAGGTGTATTAATAGTATTGTAAGCTAAAGGCTCAACTCAGAGATAACTGTGCACCAGAGGACAACCGTTAAGACAACCACAACTATTAAATGAGGAGACAGAGATGTTATCCTACCCTATTTATTTTAGAATATAATATACCCAAGAGTGCCCAACACTAGAAATAGTGAAGATATAGTCTGAACTATAGTGAAAGCTATAGAAACAAGGATAAAGAGCCTTGTGATAACAAAATGTGGAAAGACTTCAGCTGTTAAGCAATTAGCAACTGAGATGGGTATGGATATTATTAAGTTAAATTTATCTCAGATAGAAGAATTAGGTGATTTGATTGGTTTTCCATTCAAAGAGTTTGAGATGGTAAGAGAAGATGGTCTTACTAAATGGGTTCAAGAGTCTTTAATGGAAACTTATATCAAAAACAGATATAAACCAACTACTAATAGTAGAATGTCTCATGCTGCTCCAGAGTGGATACAAGGTAAAGGTGAAGGTGGTTTCTTAATCTTAGATGATTACACACGTGCGGATTAACAAAATATGCAGTCTAATTGTGTTAGTGTGAATAATTTGATTATCTTTATGATATGGAAAAATTAAACATGCAAACACTTAAGATAGCATTAAAGTGTGTAGGAATCTATAAAATTAAAATTAATGATAAAGAGTACATTGGTAGCTCTTGTAATATTGGTCACAGGTTAAAACATCATTTGTGGTCTCTTGAAAATTTAAAACATCATAATAGAACAATGCAAAACTTATATAATAAATATGGTAAAAATGAAATTTACTTTAATGTTGTAGAGGAATGCACTGATGATATTTTAATTGAAAGAGAAGCTTATTATATTAACACAATTATTCCTTATATAAATCATATACTAGATCCACAAACATTAGTGAGAGATGATATATGTAAACAAAGGATAAGTGATGCTAAGAAAAAAGCTTATGCAAATGGTTTAAAACCTCATAATCTTAAAGCAGTACATATGTATTCACTTGATAAAGGTGAGTATTTAGAAAGTTTTGAATCTCTTACAGCTGCTGCTAAATCTATTAATGCTAAAAGTATTAATGGTATAAAAGCAGTTTGTAAAGGTAATACATCTTCTGCAGGAGGATTTATATGGTCTTTTACTTATAACATTAATATGTTATATAGATTGAAAGAATATAGATTAGAACCAGTATTACAATATACTACTGATAATATTTTTATCAAAAAATGGGAGTCTATAAAACAAGCAAGTAAAGAACTTAGTATCTCTAATATTAATAGAGCAATATCTAAAGACTTAACAGCAGGTGGTTATAGATGGAAAAAAGCATAAAGTGGCTGGTCCGCAATAAATTCTGTGAACTCAGGGAAACTCCAGAGATGGACAATCCTGAGCCAAGCCTTACAGGGATGTAAGGAAGGTGCAACGACTAGTATATGGAGCCTAGAACAGGCAGTAAAATACCAAGAGCGCAGAACACATAGAAATATGTGATGATATAGTCTGAACTGTAGATATAATCTAAAAGAAACTACAGAATCATAGGATAAAGAGCCTATGAGATAACATAATGCACCGCTTTATGCAAGCAACAATGGAATT